TGGGTAAAAGTACAAGAACAAGAACCTCATTATATTGAACTGTGGAATCAAAATGTTGGAGTAGGAGCTGATGCGAGAGTAGGAGTAATAGATCCCAAAGATCCTAGTAACATAACATTCAATACAGGATTTAATGGGGCTACAGCAGATGAAATAAGAACTCTACGAATGACCAATTTAGAGGGTCAAAATGCACGAAATTCAATAATTAACAGCTCTCGAACAGTTGTTATGACCGACAAAGTGAAAGAATGTGGTGCTAATGAAGAATGTATAGCAAAAGCATCCAGAGAAACAGAAAAAATCGTAAATAAAAATAATGCAGGATTGGGTCAAGGTGTAGATTCAGATACTATTCAAGCATCAAACTTACCAGATACAGGTACCAACAAAGGAGGAACAAGAACAAAATTTGGAAATTTAGTATATCCAGCCAGTATTAGAACTTCCCAACAAGATATTATTAAATTCCAAATGCTGGAATTTAGACCTAGAAAATTTAAAAATGGAGGACTATCCGAAGGTAAATTAGGTGCATTTGAAGAAGATACTCGAATGGGAGTTGCCTATAAAGATAGAAAAACTATTGGATCAGTAGCCCTCCCTATTCCAGGAGGAATTGCTGATAGCAATAGAGTTGAATGGGGTCAAGATACAATGAATCCATTCCAGGCTCAAGTGGCCAATCTGGCAATGACTACACTGAATAAAGGATTTAGTGGAGCATTTAAACAAATACAAAGTGCTACTGAAGGAATAACAAAAGAAAACAAAGCCCTAAGAAATGCACTTAAAAACTTTATAGCAGGAGAAGCAGCAGGAGTTCAAAATCTTCTAACTAGAACTACAGGTGCAATAATTAACCCTAATATGGAGCTCTTGTTTAAAGCTCCTAGCCTCAGACCTTTTACTTTCACTTTTACACTATCACCCAGAGATAATCAAGAAGGAAGAGAAATTTTAAAAATCATAAGATTCTTTAAACAAGGAATGGCACCTATCAGATCATCCAATCAATTATTCCTCAAATCACCCCATACATTTAGAATTAAATACATATCAGGAGGAAGTAGAAGTTCCCAAGAACAAAAAGGTCTTAACACATTTAAAGAATGTGCATTGCAAGCCTTTGGAGTAGAATATACTCCAGAAGGTAACTATTCAACTTATGAAGATGGCGTAATGACATCATATCAAATTAATATGCAATTCCAAGAACTTGAGCCAATCTTTAATGATGATTATGGTACAGAAGACAAAGCAGAGGTAGGTTTCTAAAATGTCTAATTATTTCAAACAAGTTCCAGACTTTGAATATGTTAGTAGACTTCCAGATGCTAAAATATCTGATTATATTACGGTAAAAAACCTTTTTAAAAGAGGTAAACTTGCCGATGATATTTTTCAAGATCTCGCATTCTTTACCAAATATGAAATTAAAGGAAATGATAGACCAGATAATGTAGCTTACGAAGTTTATGGAGATTCTGATTTTGATTGGGTCGTTCTCCTTTCAAACAATATTATCAATATTCAATCAGAATGGCCAATGGTTCAACGTGACTTTGATAGATTCCTCCTTGATAAATATGGAACCTATGCAAAAATTAATGCAACACATCACTACGAAACACAAGAAGTAAAAAATAGTGCTGGTGTAATAATGGTGCCTGAAGGATTACAAGTAGAATCCGATTATTCAATAACTTACTTCGATTACTGGGCCGGTGGATCCATCACAAAAACTAACATTACTACAGAAGTAACTAACTATGATTATGAATCAGAAATAGAAAATAAAAAAAGAAATATATTCTTACTTAAAGATAGGTATTTAAATATTATTAGTGATGATTTAGAAGAAATGATGACATATAAAAAAGGTTCTAGTACCTACATGAGAGCCCAAGGACCTTACTTAGATAATAGAACCATTAAGATTGGAGAAAATATTAAACTTTATTCTTAATTATTCCTCAGCAAGTTTCTGGAAATAACTTAGAGCATTGTCCTCCTCAACACTCTCAGATGCTACTGGAGCAGCTTTACTAGTCTTAAAATCGGGAGTAAATGATCCACGACCTTCACTCTCATCCTCCAACTCTTCGTCGAATACACGACGCTGAGGTGGTTTTGCACCTAAAACATAGTCAAGACGCTTCTTAAGATCATCATAAGACTTGAACTGATCAGCAGCAGTTACAGCAGCAAGAGAATACTCTTTCTTCCATAATGCTTCAAGAGCATCATCATCCTCAAGAAGTGGTGAAGTTGACTCAAACTCTGATTTATCATAGTTCCAGTAACCATCCTTCTTAACAATTTTCAACTTGAAGTTTGCACCTGCCCAGAAGTCAAAAGGATTAATTGGAGTTTCATCCTCAAACTCTGGTTGCATTGC